GCTATTGAGCACCCCGACCTTCCAGCATTGAGTTCTCCGCAACTAGTGTCTCTTTGCCTCGGAAGAAGCAGATGAGTAATACTACTGTAAAAGGTATAGTCGCATTTGATACGATCTTAGTATGACAGGGTGGCATCCTGTTTGAAACGTCTCTATTGGTCATTTGCGCTGGATTTGTTGGTTTTAAGAAACCATCTTTGCACTACGCGATAGTAGATAGCCCCCCATATCATTTGACATTGTGGACTGGATTTTTGGGAGAAAGCACACATAATCTTTGTGTTACTTACCCATTAATCCCACCACACTAACAAGTGAGGGATAAGGGCCCTACACCTGCTACTGGTCAGCATCCCAGAAGTAAGCCGGGTTAAAATATGGCAACCTCCCTAGATGAGTTTAAGGAGGCATTTAAATAGGTGCATGAAACCTGTTTTGCCACTAATGGTGTTAAATAAAAATTTAAACATAGTTGCAACAAGGGAAGTGATTCCCACCCCCCACGTATGTATACGTGGCCGAGTCTTTCGCAAATGGCGAAAGCAGATGGAGCTCTCAAAGCTCCAAAAACCCCATTCTATTATGGGGATTTGCTGTAATGATTGCTCTTGTGATCATTGCAGCCAACCTGATGTCAATTGTGACATCGAAAAATTACACCTCCAAAGCTCTTTACAAGATATCTTTGGACTTTTCCGTGAAGTATTCACCAGTACTTTATTGGAAATTGGAGATCCTGCACTTCAGCATACGCTGAAGGAGATGTTGAGTACCCTGGTGTGGGTATTTGGCAGGCTTCAAAAGGTGTCAGATAGTTCTGACATTATAGCCATATTGGATTATATTACTAGAATCCATTGTGGCAAACAAATTGGTGAATTTTTGGTCCGTCTCTGTTTTTCATATGGTGGAGGTGGTCAAGCCCAGTCCTTTGACTGGTCAGTCTTGAAACATATGGTTGTCTCTTATGAGACTTTAAAAAATCATCCTGTGATCGTCAAATTTCTTAAGATGGTTAGTCTTGCATTTTCATGTGGCGTTTTGTCCTACCTGGGTCTGGAAAATAACATGAAAGACTTGTGGGACTTGATCACCACAGCTTGCCAGTCGATCTCTTCACATACTGATTTTTTTGCTGCGCTTATCGATCTTATTTCCTTTATAGGTGATCGCATAGCTAGTTTTGGTGCTACTGGCTCTTGGCACTCTTTTTTACATACTCCTACTTCTTATTCTAAGTGGGTTGACGATTGTCAAGAATTATTGGATACCAGTGCGGCTTTGTGTAATCCTGAAGCTGTAGGCATAGATTTTCACTCTTATCTCAATAAACTTAATTTGCTTTTAGATGAGGGTTTGGAGATCAAAAAGTACTTAAAAGCTGCAGATAGGAAAGAAATGATTGGATCATTATTATCTCGATTGAAGATTTTACAGACCGACATCGTTATAAAAGGTGCTTGTGGGAAAGTTAGGATTTCCCCTTTCACCATGTTGATCGCTGCTGGTTCCTCAGTTGGTAAGACAACATTCACTGACACCCTTTTTGCCCACTATGCTAAAGTGTATAAGAAGGAATTAGAGGGTGGTGTCTACACCCGCACCGCTGCGGAAGCACATTGGAATAATTTTAAGAGCAGTATGTGGGGTTGTTTGCTAGATGATGTGGCCTCAATTAATCCTAATGGATCCTCTACAGACCCATCTATGGCTGATATTTTACAGGCAGCTAACAACGTGCATTTTAGCACCCCACAAGCTTCCTTGGAAGACAAAGGTAGAACTCCTTTTTTGTGTGAACTCATGCTTGCTACGACAAACACAGAAAATTTGAAAGCCCACGTGTGGTTTAATAATCCTCAGGCCGTTCGTAGGAGATTTCCTTACATTGTCAATATTGTTCCTAAAGAGCAATTCCGCAAACCAGGTACAAGAATGTTGGATTCACTCAACATTCCTAAATTGGAGCGTGGACATTATCCGGACTTATGGGATATTGAAGTGAAAGCGGTTACCATAAATCCAGACGAACAGATTGTCACCACTACGATTCTTGAAACTTCTTGTATTTACGAATTTATTAAGTGCTACAATACGTGGCTCAAAGAGCATCGTGAAGCCCAATTGGCTTTTATTACATCGAAGAATAGTGTCGCAGATGTTTGTTTGTGTGAAGGGTGTTTACTAC